CGACCGAACGAATACCGTCTCCAAAATATGGAAAAAAACTCGATTTAAAAAAGAAAAAAAATGTAGAAACTATTTCATAAAAATTACGACCCTAAAATAAAGACTTTCATAGCCAACTTTATGACACATTTGTCAAATATTTTTACTACTGAATAGTTAGCAAAATGTGTCAAAGATTTTACTAGGCAGTCTTTTTTTAAACGTGCAGGTATTTAGAACTTTTTACAAAAAACTTTTTTAATCATTTCATAAAAATTAATTCTCTCGGCAAGTGGAACAATGGCAATTTTACGGCTCCGAGAACGGGCATCTACATGGTCAGCGCCAGTATGGGTTGCGTAGGCACGGGCGGATGGTTGATTATATACAAAAACGATGAATTGGCCAACAGCCGTTGGGCTGAAGCCTACGGCCTCAACACTGTATCAGTTTGTCGCAATGTGGCACTCAAAGAGGGTGATTATATTTCGATTGGGTTTCGAGTCGAAATTGCCGGTGACTATGTTCAACAAACGTCTTGGTCATGGTTGGACATTTGCTATTTGACTGGTTACGAAAGCCTCGACGTTCCCGGTGTATTGAGTTAGATTCAAATTGGACGACATAGCCGACGCATTTGTCCCAATTCTAGCAGTTAACCGTTGGACATTTGCTATTTGACTGGTTACGAAAGACTCGACGTTCCCGGTGTATTGAGTTAGATTCAAAATATACATATATATTGAATCTTTTGGGAGATGTTCTAAAGTGATGTCTCAGATGTTCTAAATGTTTGCAATTCAATGCCTTCAGACGTCCCGCTGCTTCCGCTGCTTCCGCTGCTTCCGCTCCTTCCTCTTCTAAATTGGATGACTGTACCCAAAAGACCACCTATGATGAGCGCTATACCGATATACAACATCCACGAGTATCGTTGTCGAGACTTGATCGATGTGACGTCAGCAACCGCACCAATCGGTTCGTTGTACACTGGTAATGCACACGAATCACCCGTTGAATAGAATGTAATTTCGGGAGCCGGTCTCTGTGTGGTGCCGTTGGTTGTCAAACGAGCGTCTACTACTTTACAAGTGGGGGTGTTCAAACAAGTGTCGTGTGCTTGTTTGACGTTGGTGGTGGTGCTGTTAATGGTCGGGTCACGCACGGCCGCCGGGCAAACGTCTTTGAAAGGTCTAGTGAAATAGGTGGCTTTCATGTACGTTTTACCCAACACACCGTACAACACGGAGAAAATGATGCCTACGACGATCATCAGGGGAAACATGAATCTTAGTGCTGTCGAAGCAACTCGACCTGCTGTGACGACAGGCACGAGAATGATGATTGCGATCAAAATGACAACCCATACGAGGTTGAAACCTTCCAATTTCGTTTCGGCACTCTGATTGATTCTGTTTTGAACGTCATCGATTACTTTGACACCCAACACGGATTTCAAAGCGCATTTGTCGAAAATGTCGACAATTTGTGAGAGAACGTTGTTGGTAATGTTGACCGATCCCGATGTGTTTTTGACGGTGATTTTTTGGAAATTATTGGAAGCAAATGTACACGATTGTTTGATCTTATTAGTAATTTCTGTTTGACTTTTGACAATAGATTCGGCCGTGTTCTGGGCATTATCAAACGTGAAGAAATTTAAACCACTGACGACCGATTTGGCCAATTGATCCAGCTGTTCGGCAATGCGTTGACTGTTTTCTACATTCGAGACGCTGTCCATCAACGCAGACATGTTTAAATTGACCCGTTGGGTAATCGTATTTCCGCTAATGTTGACGTCTCCTGTTGTATTCGTGACACTAACGATTTGCGTGTTGCTAGACGAAATTTGCGATTTTTGTACCGTCTCTGCTGCTACTTTGGAATAGATGTCGACTACAGCTTTGGCTACGTTCTTGCTACTAGCACTGCCCATTTTATTCGTGCTTCGTTTTTAGAAATTCACGAATGTACTCTATAGTTAATGGCTTGTGAAATAAATGGTAATGAACTAGACACGTGTCCCAATTGTTGGGACCAGTCTTGGATTTCTGGAATTCCAACGTTTTGTCTGGACGGAGACGAAAACATTTCCAAACATTGGCTTCAATGTCCAAGTAACATTCTGCCACTACTTCGTCGATCGCCACTTCGCCTGTCGGTTCAAAACGACTCTGCAGTTTGAAGCGGAAAGGGAAATAGGAGCCACTAGGTTGATCTGAATCGTCGCGCCATGTTTCGTCAAGTTGGTTATACTGCTGTCTACTGATCATACAGTAACATTGATTATCTTTGATGTAGAAATCTACCGTGTTGCAACTCTTGTATTTGAAGATAGGCAGACGGTAGTTGTACACTGAAGTAATGACTACACCGTCGCCTTCCATTGTCAAATAATCGAATGGCTGTCTTGTGAAAATATACGGATTAACGCTTACAGCGCTGCCTTCGAATTGCAGCGACTGGAGAAACGAGACACGCCGTCTCAGATTCATCTTTAGGTTGCATTCAAAGAGAACGTAACGTTCCTTATCAATGTATTCAGCATACACGATTTCCTTGAAGGGTGAGTGACATTTCAGACGCTCGACAAACTCGCCGTTTTGCTGGTATACGCTGACATTGCTGTCGTCACGCTCATCATGCTTGTCACGCTTCTTGTCAGTGCAAACCATGGCCACTAAAAGTCCATCCTGTTTACGGGTGACTCCACACCATGTGTTGTGCAAGATGCTCACATCGTTAATACTTAGCGATTTGGGTTTTTTAAAGTCGCGGAACATTTTCAAAGCAAACTGGTAAAATTCCAACCAAGATCAGCGAAAATGGTCTTACAGATTTTGTTGGTAAAGATTTTCCGTTCGTTGGATTTGATGACACTCAAATGATCGGGGTGAATGGCAATTCCGTGGAGTTGCAACAATTGCAGTAATATGTACTGAGTACTGAAATTCTTTTTATTCAAATGCTCGAACGTTTTTAACTCACTATTAAACAGGTCGAAATCGTTGAGAAGCTTTTCTTCGATATGACTCAGATCAGGTAGAGGCTCCTTGGTCAACTGATGATGAATGAACATGTAATCGTCTGCAAATTTGCCATACCCTAAATTGCGCAGCATCATCACCACATTGACATACGTTACGTGATCGATACGGTACATTTGAAAGGCGGCAGTCAATGACGGTAACAGTGTCGAAGGCAACGACAACTTTTGTTCGCCCTGGTAGCGCGCCAGGCAATCGCGAAATTGGGAATTGCGATCGTATACGTACTTGCTAGACATTTTGAATGTAAACTCGCACGACTTTTGGTGATTGATGTACCTCATATTTTCACTGAAACATTTGAAACAAACACTAACAATGTCGTCGAAAACAAAACCGTGATCTGTCTGACAGTAGTGGCACAAGTTGGCATTACTAGGCGGTATTAGTGGACATACAAATGGATAAAACTTTTTGTACATGTTGAGCACCTCCCAAAATTCTTGGATAATGTCAAGCTTTTGAGTTTGTCTGGCGGATTTCTCGAAAAAAAAGTTCAACATGGGTTTACTGATGCAATCAATATATCTATTGACGATATCACCAATTTCGATGAAATAAAATTTCAACGAAGTCACTCGCTTGATTTTGTTTTCGATAGTGAGGAGATCGTCTTCGGCAGCGTTACGAACACGTTGAGATAAGTACGGCAGTTTAAGAATGTTTTCCAACTTGCGCTTCTGATCTTTGAACGACTCGTGTTGAGCTATTTCTATTTTAAAATTTTTAGAAATAGTGTGATGAAATTCTAAAATATCCATGCGATATTTGTTTTAGCAACAGACCGTTTTAAATAGTCTTTGGGCGGTCCAATGCACAATTCAAAAACATTTCGTTTTGCATATAATAAAAATATAAAGATGGCGCAATCGAATATCACTTCAGGATTTATTGATATTGCTACCTACGATATGATTGAAAAGTACATGTATCTAGGTGACGACTGTATTGCATATTTCGTACGTACAATGTTAAAATCTTCGTGGTTCACTCAGGTTCCTGTTTTGCTTTCGCGTAACAACGGAAACGCCGGCTTCCATCAAGACTGGAGCGTCAGCATTTCACGAGCCGGTGATTATCTCATTCACACCTGGCTGCGAGTCGTTCTTCCTTCAGTCACACTCAAAGCAGGTAACCAATTTGCTGCCAACGGTCGTCTTCGTTGGTGCAAGAACTTGATGCATAATCTCATTGAAGAGTGCAGCATCTCGTTCAACGATCTCGTCGCCGCTCGTTTCGACAACTATTTGTTGGACTCTTACTCCCAGTTCACCGTTGATGCTAGCAAACGAGCCGGATACGAACAAATGATTGGTAACATTGATGATCTCATCAACCCACACGCTCCCGGTGACGCCATTCCAAGTGTCACCCTGAATTTGCCTCTACCCTTCTTCTATACTCGCGATCCAGGTGTCAGCTTGCCCACCGCCGCTATCCCGTTCAACGACATGCACATCAACTTCAAGTTCCGTGACTGGCGCGACTTGCTCATTCTCGATAACGCCGCCGCTGCTGGTGCTCAAGTCAACATCCCGATTGCTGGCACTGACGTCGACATTCCCGTTTTGTCCAGCGTTCAAGTGTGGGCCAACTACGCCATCGTCAGCAACGAAGAGCGAGCCGAAATGGGCAAATCTCAACGCACTATTCTCATCGAGCAAGTTCAGAGCGCACCTCGTCAAACGTTCAATCCTAAATCCAATCCCGTGCCCAGTTACGATATTCGTTTCAATCACGCCGTCAAAGCTCTCTTTTTCAAAGTCAGAAACACCACTTTCCCCAATCAGTGGTCCAACTACACCACCGCTTCGCCCGTCTTGGATTCCAGTTCGACCGTCATCGATTACGAGTCGCCACACGCCGTCGATCCCATTTTGAACGCATCGCTCATTTACGAAAATTCCAACCGTTTCACCAACATGGCTGCCGATTACTTTAGTCTC